TGGGTGGCTATTTACAAGATGTTCCTAACTGGGACACTGTTGTTTATGACCCATCAAATATGTGGTCTACAGGAACAAGTAATACTTTAACTATTACTTATAACCCTGATACTCCTGATGTTATGCCTACAGGCAGTATATACATTGCCTTAAGTATGGACATAACATTTGCTACACAAGATTCAGGTGGAAATCCTATTAACAATTGGAATATAATGGCACAATGGGAATCTCAAGATGGATTATCTGGTATGATTTTTAATCAAACATTTGATGGTACACCAACAACAAGTAACTATAATTTTATTTATACTGGCTTTATACCACTAGCTAATTCACAAACTTTTGAGCTTCAAATAAATATAGGTAGCTATGATATTGTCTACCCAAACACAGCTACATCAACTTTAAATTCTGCTTCAATAGGCAGTTTTAATTTAGGTGATTCTGTCTATACAAATGGTAGTATAAATGCTGAGGTTATAATGGCAGAAAATATGCCTGATATAACACAAGCTGATTTTGTAAAAGACTTAGTAAATAGATTTAATCTAATAGTGCAGGTAGACAAAGATAACCCTAAAATGCTATTAGTAGAACCTTATCAAGATTTTATAGATTCAGGTGTAACAAGATATTGGACTGATAAGCTAGACACATCAAAAGAACAGGTTGTTAAATCTACTAATGAGATACAAAGCAAAGAATTAAATTTTACTGATTTAGAAGATAAAGACTATTTTAACAAAAGTTATATTGACAAATGGGGGGCTGTATGGGGTAGTAGATTGAATTTTAATAGAAATGATTTTGCACAAAAAGATTTTAAAAATTTTAGTATTTACTCTCCTTTTATAGCAAACGGATTAATGGGTGGTAATGGGGCTGAATCACAAATAGCTGTAGCAAGTATATTTGAAATAAATGAAGATGACCAAACAAGGCAACCTATAGAGGGTGGTAAGCCTAAGCTATTTTATTATAGTGGTACACCAATATCTATTACAGGGCAAGACCCATTAGGCGATAATTATGACTTTCACGTATTTTCTGGTATACAGACAACTCTTGGTAATACAGAGGCTTACAGCACAGGTAACACTTTTCCTTTGTGTACTCAATATAATTTAGACTCTTTAACTGCTATAACATCTTCTACAAAAATAGTAAGCTGGGATTATTATAACCCATTTTTCTCTACAGGATATACAACACCTGTATTTGGCGATACAGTAAGTTTACATGGATTTTACTATGACTACTGGGCTAATTATATAAATGAAATATACTCAGATGAGGCGAGGATAATGGACTGTAATTTAAATTTAAATGAAGTAGATATATTTAACTTTAATTTTGCTGACACTATTTACATTAAAAATACATTATGGAGAGTATTAAGTATAAACAATTATGTAGTGGGTGGAAAAGAAACAACTAAAGTTAGGCTAATAAAAGTCATCTCTAAACTTGCTTATGACTGTGATGTACTTCCTTATGACTTTAATGAGAATGGTACTATTACATTTGTTAATCCTGAAAACCCATCAGGTGGGGCTGTAGATGTTACTAATGCTTGTTGTGAAGATATAGACAGCTCTTGGACTTTTCAACAAACAAATAATAGCACAGGAACTGGCGATTGCTACCATAATATGAATACACCTACAGGACCACAAAATACAGGCAATACTGATGGTGTTGTAGGATATGGAGATACTGAGTCTATTGGGTTTGATGGTAATAGCCCTATTCCTTTACTTATGCCTATATTTGGGTCTACTCAAAATACAGTATTAAATAGAGGTTATGGTTCAGTACAGTCAAGCACATTTTATATGTATGCAAATACTTATGATGATACTGTTGCTAATTTTTTAGTTAATGGTATGAATCATTATGATTTAATTATACCCCAAAATAGTATGGTCAGTTTTGAGATAGAGCTAATAGGTACAGTTCAAATAGACACAGATACACCTGCGAATGTTAGCAAGGTTGGTTATTATAATTATACAACACTATTAAAAAACATACAAGGAACAAATTCAGCAATAGGAACAGCAGGGGGTATATTAACTAAGTCTAATGCAGATAGTGGCTTTCCTACGCCAACAGCAGGTTTTACAACATTTAATAATGAGTTCTGGGCTCCTACAATTCAAGTATCAGGAGAACAACAAATAGGGTGGGTAGCTAAAGTTAAAATGTTTATACAACCAATACCAAGAGATAGTTCACAATTTAGAAATTTAGCAATATATCAAAATGGAGATGGTATATTGTTTCAAAATGTAAGTAGATTAGAATGGAATTAAAAAAAATAGACATACTAGCAAAGGTTATACCAGGCGTTTTAAAACTGGTAAATAAACACGAATTTGACGACCAATATTTATACTTTGTATATGGTCAAGAAGAATACACTAAAGATGTAGAAAAAGTAAAAAAACAATTTAAAAGACAATTAAAAAAAACATTTAGATTATGGCGCTAGGAACAAAAGAATTAACATTAGTTTTTAAGGCAGCTACAGAGGGAGCTAAAAAAAAGATTGATGATGTAGGAACAAGTTTAAAAGGTGTAGGAGCAAGTGGTAAAGTTGCTCAAGGTGGATTGAATATGATGGGTAAAGGGTTTAAATTTATTGGTGGAGCTATTAAGGCAGCAGGTATAGGTTTACTTATTGGTGTATTATCTCAATTAACAGGGATATTTCAAAGCAATCAAAAAACAGCAGATACATTTGGTAGGATAATGTTAAAGCTACAACCTGTATTTCAGGCTATAGGTGATGTAATAGGTTTTGTAGCAGGTCTTTTAGAAGATTTAATAGATTTATTTACAGGAGCTATAAATTGGATAGGTGGATTAATAGGCGTTACAAATGATGCAGCAAGTGCTACAGAGGGCTATGCTGAAGATATAGTAAGACTAAGAAATGAGGTTAAGTTAATGAATGCAGAATTAGCCTTAACACAATTACAATACCAAAAAGAAGCAGAGCTACAAAGACAAATTAGAGATGATACTTCAAAGACTATAGATGAGAGAATAGCAGCTAATAATAAATTGGCTAGAATTTTAGAGCAACAGTCAAGAGAGGAGCAAGAAATGGCTTTAGTTGCTTTAGAATTAGCAGAAAAAGAACTTGCTTTAGATAAAGAAAATGTAGATTTACAAGTAGCAGTAATAGAGGCTAAGACAAAACTTGCTGAAATAGATGAAAGGATTACAGGTCAAAGGTCTGAGCAATTGACAAACTTAAACTCTTTAGAACAAGAGAGAATAGATATTGAAACAGAGGCTACTGAAAAAAGAGAAGCTAGACTAAAAGAATTATTAGCATTACAGAACAAAGACTTAGAAGTAAAAAAAGATATAAGAACTTCTATTACAGACCAACTAAATACAGCTAAAGATGCACATGGTCAAATAATGCAAATGTATAGACAGGAATTAGCTATGGAAATAAAACTCCTTAAGCAAGAAGAAGAAAGAAGATTAAAGGCTATGAAAGATGCAGAACAAGCCAGAAAAGCAGCAGGAGAGATGGCTTCTGCTTTTGGTGGTCCTAATATATTTGCAATACTTGATGATAATGAAGAATTTAAAAAACACAAAGCAGGAATAGCAGAGGGTATAGTAGAAGAAAGTAATAAAAAAATCTTAGAGTTAGAAAAGGAATACAACCAATTAATGGGAGAGGCAAGTCAGGAGTATTATCAAACAGAAGAACAATTAATATTACAGGCAGCCCAAAAGTTAGATGAACATTTTGAAACGGAAAAAGAAAAAGAGTTAAGAGAAACGGAAGAACAATATGACTTACTATTTGGTTATGCTGAAAATGACGCTGAAAGAACAGCTTTGCTAGAAGAAGAAAAAAGAATAAGGATTCAAGAGATAAATGATAAGTATGATAAAGAGGCTGAAAAATCTACTACATCATTTATGGATAAAATGTTCAAGTTCAATAAAAAGCTAGTAGATAAAGAGATAGAGTTAGATAAGAAAAAGAATGAGGCTACTCAAAAAAGCATACAAATGGGTATGGCGTTAGCTAGTGAGGGTAGCGCTGCAGCTAAAGCTCTAGCTATTGCAAATACAATTATTTCAACAAAGGCAGCTGTTATGCAAGTGTTTGATGATGCTGAAACACCTACACCCTTTAAATGGATTCAAGCAGGTTTATTAATTGCTACAGGTATGAAGAACTTATCAGATATACAAAAGACTAAAATTCCTGGTGGCAAAGGTGGTGGTGGTGGTGAAACTATGTCTGATGATATTGGTAGTGGTGGTGGAGATATGGGTGGACAAGTTCCGTCTATTACTTTTGGGGATGCGGGAAGTGAAGCTCCCCCTGTTCAAGCGTTTGTTGTAGAAACAGATATTAGTAACGCTCAGGCTTTACAATCAGAACTTGATTTACAAAGTACCCTATAAACAAAATATTAACTTTAATATATACTATTATAATGGCAGAAAAAAAGATAAAAAGAAGATTAGTAGAACTAATTATAGATGAAGAATCTGAAAGGTTTGGCGTTGAAGCTATAAGCCTTGTTGAATTTCCAGCAATTGAGGAAAACTGGGTATTCTTTAATAAAGATAATTTCCTATCCTTAGCTAAATTAGATGAAGAAAAGAAAACTCTTGTAGGAGCAGTTCTTATTCCTGAAAAAGAAATACCAAGATTTGACCAAGAATTAAATGAAGAATATGTAGTATATTTTAGTAAAGAAACTATTAAACAAGCTCAGGAGCTATTTATGAGTAGTTTAAACAACAATAATGCAACGTATGAGCACAAGGTACCTATTGAGGGTTTAAGCGTTGTAGAGAGCTGGATTAAAGAAGATGAAAAATTTGATAAATCATCACAATTTGGTTTTGAAAAAATGCCACTTGGAACGTGGTTT